CTTGCGAATGTAGCGCTTGGCCTTAGAGAGCTTGGTAGCCTCGTTAGGTGCGAGGTGTTGAGGGTGGTCAGACGGAAGCTCACTGCGGCTAATCTTGCCTGTGTCGCCCTGTATGGCGCGCTCGTCGATTGCAGGGAAGTTGATGTGGTTCCAACGCCCCTCCTTCCAATCGTCAGTCTGCATGAGGCGACCAGCCAAGTCGTCAGGGTGCCAGCGGGTCAGGATGATGATCTGCGCCGGAGGCACATTGTCTACGTCAGGCTGTAGACGGGTGGATAGGGCGGAGACGTAGTAGTTCCACACCTTATTGCGCTGCGTCGCGCTCTCGGCTTCCTCGCGGGACTTGAGCGGGTCGTCGAATAGCAGGAGGTTGGCAGCGCGACCGGAGGTCGTGCCCCCTACCCCGATGAAGTAAGCGGCTCCGCCTTGGGTCGTGCGCCACTGGTCTACTGCGCGGCTGTCGGCAGACATTTCGAAGTCAGGAAAGATTTGTGTGGTGGTGGGTTCGTTGGATAGGTCTCGAACTTGGCGTCCGAAGTCGGTCGCGAGTTGAGAATTGTAGGATGTGGACATCATAAAGCGCGTTGGTTTTTTTGACATGAAGTAGGAAGGGAAGATTACGCTGCCGTACGTAGACTTTCCGTGCCGTGGGGGCATGGTTATGAGCAAATTTCGTACAGGGACTAGCTCTGTGGTGGCTTTTTCTGCGGCAGATAGGCCGTGATGACTGTCGAGAGTGTTCTTTTCTAGGTGGTCTAGGGCGTCAATCATCTTGAGATGGAAGTCAGGTAGCTTCCACTGGGGGAAATGTAGGCGAACAAAGCCGAGAAAGCCCTCTTCTGCGGCCTTCAGCTTGAGCAAATGGCGGGCGGCGTCCTGTGCGGTGAGGCTCATTCGGCGACCTCGGCGTCTATTATCGTGCTGACGCCTGCGGCGATGGTCTCAAGCTGCTCGCGTGTCATCTTCTCTGGGGCGTCCTGGATGTTGTGCTCATGCTGTACGAAAGCGGCGGTGAGATCAGGGACTACCTTGTTAAGCATGGTGGCGAACACCCGTGCTTGGGTAGGAGACCACTCCTGCTTGCCCATTACTACGGCGTGGGCCTCGCCTATCTGGCGCTCTACGCGGCGGAACAGACCGGAGCGCATGTTAGCTACTTGTAAGGGTGTTAAACGATCAGGTGTTTGTGGTGCTAGTTTGTTTGACATTGAATTTTCCAGACGTTTTCATTTTTGCTCAGATTTGTCGTGGGGTCGGGGATGGATATTATGAAAATTGCACTTCGCGGGTCGGGGTGTGACCCCCCCATCGCCTCGAAATGGCGCATGTACGGCACACGGTAGGTAGAAAGCGTTGATTTTGCAGGCATTTTCCTCCCCTATGAAGGGAGGCTGGCGGGTAACGCGCGCGTAAAAAGTTTCCAGTTCCGCTCCCCTCGCGTACGAAAATTAACCATACGGGCACGTTACGCATCTGCGTTACGCCTGTCGTCCTGCGTGAGTGCGACCAAAGATAAATCTTTGAGGAACTGAAGGGGGTGCCAGCTCTGATTGGAGATTGGCCCACGTCCTGCGTTCTGCGGGGCGCGGTTATGCGTAACACATAAGGAACTTCATCATGACAAAAACAAACACAGCCGTCGCACCCGTAGTAGCTTGCTTCACACGCAAGGCAGCCGCCGAAATGTATCTCGCAGCACCCGTCAAGGGTCGCGCCGAGGTAGCCGCTCGCATCAAGGCGCAAGCCGCGAAGAACACCAAACGCGCTTGGAAGACGCTCGTGCGTTACATCGAGACAGGCGACCTCGTTCGCATCAAGCTGGTCGTCTCGGGCACCCGCGAAGAATGGGCCGCGATCAACGCAGACGCCAAGGACGCGAAGGCAGCCGTGAAGGCCGTCAAAACTGTCGCGAAGACCCGCGCGAAGAAAGCCGCGCCCAAGGCCGAGCCAGTGATCGCCGATGGCGTTGACGCGGTTGCAGCCGCCAAGGCGTACGCGGTGCTGATCTCCGCAGGCTTGGGTAACTCACCCGAAGCTGGCCTGATCGCTTCCTTCCTGCGCGGTTAATCACACCCACAAACGGACAACAGCAATTAGCCCCTTCGCGCAAGCGTTGGGGTTTTTTCGTGCTGTCCGGCACGCAACCCGCATGAGGAGGAAACACCATGCACACGAGACAATCACATCAAACAACCACCCTCGCACACACCAACGACGACCCGTGCGACAACTGGCAGGCCATCGGTTCGTTCATCCGGCTCGATGCCGAACGTGTACGCAAGGCCGTCGAGTACGACGCGATGTGCGAAGAGATCGCAGCCGACGACAACTTCGTATTCCTGTCCACCTTCACCCGCTTTGGAGGTTGATCGCATGAACTCGTACCAATCCCGTACCGCATACGAAGAGAACTTAGCCCCCAACGTGAGGGGCTTCGTACTCAGCATTTTCACTGGCCTAATGGTCGCTTGGCTCGGCATCAACTGGATCACCGATTGCGGTCAAGTCACCCGCACAGTGGACGGTACGTACATCAAGGGCGAGTGCGTTCTCGTGCCTTGGATCAACCCAAACATCTACGATCACCACGTCGAATAACCCACACACAAAGGAGAACTACACATGAAAACATCAATCGACGCATACATTCGCGTACTCGAAAGCCGTGCTCGCTTTTACATCAACCGCGCGAAGAATGACCACGACCGCAACTACCCAGCGGCATTGGCAAACTGCCGCGTGGTTGGAGACTTCACAGGCGAAGACCGCTGGGATGTTTACGACCGCATCCAGCACGCCATGTACGAGGCTGAAGCAGCCGCAGCATGACGCATCGGTGAGGGCGAGTAGCGTCGCCCGATCCCATGCACCATCGCATGACAACCCAAAGGAAAACATATGAACATCACTGACATCATGAGCAGCGCAGACGTAATCAAGCGCGAACTGAATGACAAAGCCACCCACGCAGCAACCGAGATGCTGCAACGGATTGGCGGAGACAACGGCGCGTGCGGCTTCGCTTGGGTCACGATCCACCCAGAGCATAAGGGGAACACGAAGCTGGGCAAGGCCGAGCGCCGTGCGTTCGAAGCCCTTGGCGCTAAGAAGGACTGGACTGGCAAGGCGTGGGAAATCTGGAAGCCCGGCGAAGTCTTCGTACAGAGCGTTCACGTTCTGGAAGCTGCTGCTGACGCGGCGGCAACGGTTCTGAAGTCGTACGGCCTTACCGCGTACGGTGCTTCCCGCCTCGATTGATCTGACGCATTGGTGTTGGCCCTCACGTAGAGGGCCGCATCCCATGCGACTGAGCATGACGTCCAAAGCACAACTTGACAGATCATTAGTTGTGTCGGATACAATACAACATTACCAAAGGAGACACAGCATGAAAGTCAATCCATTCAGACCCGTGAACTGTCGCTACGGCGCACCAATGGGACGCGGTAGGGGATCAACCCCGCTCACTACAACCAAGCGACTGTGCGCCCGTAGGGGGTACGGTATAGGCGGCTACGATACTGGCGGTGCCTATTGGGGTCTCCCTCAAAACATCTGGGCCGTCTGGAACGCAGGGGAATACGACACCATCCAGTATTTTCGAGCCAGCAGTCGCGATGAAGCAATTCGAACAGCAATACAGGAGGACGCAGCATGAAGAAGTACAACCACGCAGTCACCTTGGCCTTCTCGATCATAAGCGAAGAAGAAAATGGCAAGGACATCACACCCGCGATGCTGAAGGAAGCATTGCTCATACGCATCATCGGCTTGGACAACCACAGCGAGTGGATCGATGCAACCATGCCACCCTATGACACCCACGAGGAGGAGCCGTGGCCCTTTGAGGGGGACGCAGCACATGCCTAAGTACCGCGTAGTGATCGACTTGGGGTGGCACGAAGCAAACTCCAAGGCGGAGGCCATCGAGGAAGCCACAAGCAAAAAGTGGCAACTTCATCAACTTGGATATCATGCGATCACCCCCGAAGAGATCATTAAACCCGCAAAGGACTACTGGGACAAAGAAGACCAAGTAAGCCACGCATGGGAGACACGAAACGACAACGAATATTGGGAACATTAACCAATAAAATACTGCCCCGCGCAGGGGCGACCTTCTATCAAAGATAGAAGAGGAACTAAAGAAATTAGGCCGCTGACTTTGATTAGTCTGCGGTCTCTTTTGTGCCGTCTGCACAACTAACTTGACACAACTTCCGTTGTGTTGTTTACACTACAACCATAATCAAGAAAGAAAATCACATGACAACTATTCAAAACATCATCGACACCCACGATGCACGCAAGGCTCAGACAATTCTGCGCGGAGCGATCTACTCAGTCGCATCAGGAAGAGACATCGACCTCAACAAGATCGCTGTCGCAGCCGAGGGTTCGCCGCTCGTGAACAGCTTACACCCAGCAAGTAAGAAGATGCGTAGCGTTAGCGTATCCCAAATACTGGATCGGATGAGCGCCACCGCGTTGGGCTACTTGCTCGAGCATATGATCTGCATGACGGATCATCCTTTGGAAGTCATTCTCAAAGCCTTCGAAGAACCTAACCCAGCCGAAGAGACCTACGCGATGTGGCCTTGGGCCGATTTGCGTCTACACCCTGCGCCAGACGACATCTCAGACCACATCCCTGACGATCTCGACACGTCGCCTACGTCGCCTACGTACGATGTGGCAGATGACATTGCGACAGCGGCGAACGTGTTGCTGCGTGTTGCTACCAATGGCGAGATGGACGATTTGCAAGGGCTGCTCAATGAGGTGGTCAGCCTACGCAATAAGCCAGTCCAAGCAATCGTTGCACCCGCAAAGGTCGAGGCAAGCGGTGACATCCCAGAAGGTACGCCACGCAGAGTTAATGCACAGGTTGTGTTCGGTCATCGCAGCGAGCTTCTGGATATGGACATCACCGTGTACGATTGGGAGTACGACAACCCGTTGGTGCCTGCCAAGGATCACAATTACATCTTCAACATAAGCAACCTAGCGGATGCGTTGTGGGCCATAGAGACCAAGAACAATGCTTGGTTGACTGGTCATACAGGTACGGGAAAGACGACGTTCATTGCTCAGGTGTGTGCGTACACAGGGCGCATGATGATGCGCGCGAATATGGACAGCGCCATCGAACGGCCTGACTTCGTAGGGGCCATGAGCGTGACCACCGACGATGATGGCAATCAGATCACCAAGTTCGTGGATGGCTTCTTGCCCAAGGCGATGCAGTTGCCCGTCGTTATGTTGCTCGACGAGTACGATGCGATACGTGCTGATATCAGCTATGTGATGCAACCCGTGTTGGAAGGTGGTGCGCTGCGGTTGCTGGAAGATGGCGGTCGCATGGTTCACCCGCACCCTGACTTTCACATCATGGCGACAGCCAACACGGTCGGTACGGGAGACAGCTCTGGACTGTACGCAAGTGCGGTGAAGGTACAATCGAGGGCGTCGATCAACAGGTTCCCCGTGTTCATCAAGGTAGATTACCTGTCGTCTGTTGAAGAGATGGCGCTGGTCAAGAAGTTTGCGCCGCAGCTTTCGAGCAGCGCATATAATATGCTTTGCGATTTCGTTACTCATTACCGCGCAGGCTTCGCTGATGGCACGATAGCAACGCCGATCTCGCCACGCAACACGATCACGATAGGCAAGTACGTTGCCGATTTCGAGGGGCGCTTGGGCACCAATGTAGCGGTGAAGCGAGCGCTCGAAATGAACGTGATGAATACCATTGATGAAGGCGACAGCATTGCTGTGACAGGCATCATGGATCGCATCAGCAACTAATCAATCAATCAAGGATCACACAAATGTTTAACCAAAATTCAGTGGCCGCACTCAAAACGGAGTTCGATAAGTTGTCGGAGATCATGGGTACGAAAGGCATACGCACCACGTTCATAGGTCAAGGTGCCCATACCGACGGCAAGACAATCAACCTTCCCGAAATGGACATGGCAGCAACCATGACACCCAAGGATCAAGCCATCGCGCGAGGCTATCACATCCATGAGGTCGGGCATGTAACGGATACCGACTTCGGTTTGGCAAAGGCGAAGAAGCCACCCAAGCATCTGCATGGAATATGGAACGCTTGCGAGGATGTTCTGGTGGAGCGCAAGGCTGTTGAGAAATACTCAGGTTCCAAGCGTAGTCTGCAAGCGACGGTCGATAGCGTGTTGGGTAACGAGAACAAACACTGGTCCGACAACCCAGAAGAGAACGCCGCACGGCGCGAAACGTGGTGGACTGAGATACCGTACGCTGCGCTGCAACAGGCACGGCACAATGCAGGGTACGAAAGCGATGCGCTCGATCAGTACATCGAGGACATGCCTGACGATCTAGCCAAAGAGGCACGTCGCTTTGCGAAGGAGATGTACGCGACAGAGGATACTGGTGAAAGCTACGAGCTTGCGAAGAAGATAAGCAAGCGGGTCAAGGCGCTGGGCAAACAGCTTGGTGAGGAAGATGAACCACAGCCAAAGCCAACCCATAAAAAGCCAACCCCAGAGGGCGAGGATGGTGATGACGAGGGCGAGGGCAAGGGCAAGGGTCAGGATAAGCCAGACCAAGATGAAGGCGAGGAAGGTGACGGCGAGGGCGAGGATGGTGACAAGCCTGATGCTGACAAGCCTGATGCTGACAAGCCGAAGCCGAAGGGCTTCAGCATGGAAGACGCCGAGGATCGCAAGGCCGATAACATGCAAGACGTGTTTGGTAAGTACGGCCCTAAGCCTAATACGCGCAGGGTTTGCACGCAGTTTTGTGCGGTACACGATACGCACCTAGACCTGTGGAAATCACTGGAACAACAGGCTCAGATGGCAAACGTACAGGCCCGTGTGAAGGATATAATTGTAGGACAATGGCGACGTACAGACAAACACAAGGACGTACTGGCCCGAGAAAATTTAGTTGCTCGGGCACAAATCGGAAAGGATGTCAGCGCTTACGGCGCGAGGCTCGCGCGGTTGTTGATGAGCCAAGAAAGCAAGCGCAACGAGGGCGGGTACAGTTCGGGGCGTATTGATCGCCGTAGGCTGTCGCAGTTGGTGGCGGGCAACCAGAACATCTTTGCACGTACGGAAGACGTTCGAACATCGGAGACGCGGCTGATGCTTGCGGTCGATGGGTCGAGCAGCATGAGATCACTCAACACAATGTCGGCTGTACACGTTGTTAATGATGCGCTCGGTCGTGCTGGTGTCAAGTACGATGTGACCGAATGGGGTGGCCTAAGCCTTAACCGCAATGAAGATGTGATGGGTGAGCTACCGTGGATCGTGACACACAAACATTCTCACGAGAACTATCGAAAGCTACAGACGACGCTGAACTTCCAACCCGTAGGGGGCGATACGCCAAGCTACGCAGCGCTCATGACGTATGCGAATATGATGTCGAGTTGGCATGAGCCGCGTAAGATTTTGCTCATGCTGACGGATGGCGAACCGAACGGCAACAACCGTGAGCGGGATATGTGTAGCACGCTGGTCAAGGAAATGGAGGCCATCGGTATCGAGGTCATCGGGATCGGCATCGGTATTGATGTGAGCGAGATGTTCGAAAAATCTGTGCTCACGGACTTCAATAAGCTCGGAGAAACATTACTCGGCAGCCTAGAAAAGCTGCTGATTAGTCAAGGTCACGCTCATGCGTGAACTGAAAATGCCCACCTCAATTGACTATAGGTCTTCACCCACGATGAAGCGCAGTTGGTATGCGTTTTGTGATGGATGGAGACCGCACGGTTGGTGGTGGCACGTAGCGTACGTCATCCGATCAAAGCGCGTACGCCACGCCGATGAAGAAAAGATCAAGCGCATCATGTGCTTGGTCGATGAGAAACTTCCACATCTTAGAAAGGAATACGTACGTGGGAATAACAACACAAGCAATTCTTTGCCTAGCTATGAACGTCTATCACGAGGCGAGGTCCGAGGATATTTGGGGACAACTCGCCGTGGCTGAAGTCACGCTGAACAGGGTCGCAGCAAAGCAATTTCCGAACGAGGTCTGCGATGTCGTGTGGCAAAGACGACAGTTCTCATGGACGCACGATGGGAAGAGCGACAAGCCACGCGACCAAGAAGCGTGGGTAACGGCTCATAACATTGCGACCTTAGCGATACGGCAAGGGAAGCCGCGTGCCGTTGGCGAAGACGTTCTTTTTTATCACGCAGAGTACGTCAAACCGTATTGGGCCGCGTCGTTTCACAAGGCAGCGCAGCATGGATCACACATTTTTTACCAGAGGAAAGCCAAATGAATATTGAGAAGCATGAGCAGACAATGAATGCGTTGAAGCGCATCGAGTACAAACTGGAGAACTTGAAGATGGAGTTTAAGGCTACGGGCAACCCAAGAAAGCACACGATGGATGAGCTTCTTTCGATTGTAGACATCGTGAAGGTAAACATGCGGGGTAAGATCAATGGTTAATATTATGATTGGCGACAGCCACCCAGATGGAGAAGAGCGTCTAGCTAAACGTATGCTGAAGTTTGAACGGGAGATGGTGAAGAAAGGTTTGCGTCCGAGAATGCCATGCGACGAGCCGACTGCTGCCAGCCGTCACGCGGCGCGGTTGAGGGCAGACTACGAGAGGATGGGTACGAAGTTGAGAAGGATCGAGGCTTGGCAGGAAATCCTTGCAGTCATACGCGACGGGGAACTTGTAACGATACGCACGGTGATGGAAGAGTTAGCAACGGGCGCGAATAAAACAAGATGGATCACGAGAGAAGCCGCCGCTTCGTACCTTTCACAGATGGCTTCGGGAGGCTACCTGGCTGCGCTGCCACGCAAGGGAATGGGCCTGCCTACGCAGTACGTCCGACTGGCAAAGGATTATGTACCAGATATTGTACAACTGGTGGAGGTCTGATGGGCGAGAGCATATCTCACTGTCCCGATTGCCTGCACAAATTGATAACTTGGGATAGCCGACCGCACATTGGGTACGGCTTCCAAACTATTAAGCGCAAACGAAAATGTGGGGTGTGTAACTTTAGGTCAGTGACCGTGGAGTTGCCCATCGACTTAGCAAATTCAATCTTTGAAGAGGACGAATGATGAGCGCTGATACTCAAGCACAGATCAAATACGTACGTAAGAGATTGTATGTCACGGACAAGGCACCCGCTTTGTCCGTTGACGTGGATGGTTATGTGAGGTGTGGCTTGTCGAACGATATGACTGAGAGCGACATGCTCGTGCTCGGTCTAGTGATGTCGATGAAGAATGATGAGTGGAAATCTAAGCTGATTGATCGCGTCAAAGAGAAGATGGAAGGGGCAAGTACACCACTGAGTAGAGTGAAGCTCGCCTTCGAAATGCTGACAGACAAATAAAAAGTTGAGCGAAAACGGAAGTTGGTTTTCGCTCAACATATTTAATCTATCGTTTAGAAAAAAGTTTCATCGTTCGCACGTTGTGTAGTCGAGT